CAGACGATTGAAGTCTGTTAGTATCAATTACTTTTAATCTATTTTTAGCTATTCGCCTAACAACTACGTTTGTTGAAAATAAACGTTTTAGTCGATTCGATAATGAAGTGTCTGCCATACTTTATGTTTTTATATAAATATCATAATAACCATTTAAGACCGTCTTTATCTCCGTTCCAGTCCCATGTACCATTTGATGAATTTTTAGATGAATATACACTATTAACTTTTCCAAAATGGCCTAACGATCTTCTAGATAAATCTATTCCTTGTTGACGTAAACGTAATGCAGTATCACGTACCCATAATGCAATTGCAAATGACATTACTAAGTCATCATTGTAACCTCGTTGAGCTTCTGCACGACTACCATTCCAAATGAACACATATAGTTCATCTGTCAATCTTTTACTTTTAACAATAGGACCTTTTTCTCTAAAATACGTTTCTAATTTAGATATCATTAATGGTCTTGTCTTTGATGTAGTTGAAAATCCAGGAACTTTATCTCCCTTAGATTTTAAGTCATATCCTTTTGCTAAATGAACTTCTTCATCTATATACGCATCTTGACGATAAGAATAATATAAGTTTTCATAGTTACGATCAATTGCAACTTGTAATACTGCCCATCCTATGTTTGCATTTTCTATTACTAGTAGAGCATTATTATATTCTGTAGCAACTGTTATTAACATATTACCGTAATCAGTAGTACCTATCTTTCCACGGTATTCTGCTACCTGCGTCATTGTATCTATTTCAATAACATGAAACGCAGAGTTATCGGCGCCATCGCCTCGAGCAACGTCAGCTACTACTGCATAACTTTTACTGTAATTAGGATATTCCCATATCCAATAGTTGCTATCAAACCCTCTCTTTTCTACCGGATCTGTAACATATGTCTGTTCATACCATTGTATAATAGGACCGTCAACTACTGTATGCCCGGATGATATAAAGTCACAATCACATTCTTGCGCTGCTTCCTTATCCCCTAACAATCGAGTTTGTTCTTCACGCCATGTCTCATCACGATCTGGGTGAACTGTCCAGTGTAGCTTAATTGGATTAAATTGTCCTCCGGCTTCAGCATCTACCCACAGTTTATGGAATAAGTTACCAGTACCGTTAGGTGTAGATAATATAATAGCACCTCCACCCGTTGCCAATGTTTGTTGAGCTGATGTCCATATTTCATCAATACCTTTAATAAACGCAGCTTCATCAATTACCAATAGCGACAATGCTTCGGAACGACCTGATGTTCCTGCACTAGAAACGGCTTTGATTTGCGACCCGTTTTTAAAACGTAATGATAATTTATTATCTTCAATTGATTTACCTTTTAGCCAGGCCGGTAAATTATCATGCATTACCCTTACCTTTGTTACTAAGTTTTTAGCAACGTCTTGAGTAGTAGCAATAACTAGAACGTTATAGTCATTCTTAAATAACATAGCCCATAGGGCATAACCAGCTGTTAGAGTTGATATACCCAATTGGCGTGACTTAAGAATAATGTTATATCGATTATCACGTAAATCGTGTAATGTATCTTCTTGGAAAGGATATAAATTAAAATACATCTTTCCTTTCGTAGGGTGTTGAATTATGCAATACTTACGCATGAAATGTACAGGGTCGGCTGCACATTTTTTATACTCGTCTGCTATAATTTCTTTTAGTGATTTAGACATAACTCTTTAATATATAAAATTTATAACGTAAAAACAAGAATTAATGTAGGAAGTGCAATTATAAGTGCAGATCCGCCAATAAGTACTCCATTGCGCTGTCTACGATACTTTTTAGCTTCAGCTTTTGCTAATTCAATTTGTGTATTTTTAGCATCGATAACTAGTTTATATGAATTGATATCCGTTATATACGTAGTTTCTTTTTTCTGATGATTTAGTATAATAGAATTTTTTAAGGCAATTGTATTACTTAAATCTATATTGATACTATAAACAAGTGCAATTTCTCGTCTGGCTAGGTCGCCGGACTCTAAATCTAAAATAATTTCTTTCATCGTACCTGACGGCAGACAAATTAAACTATCACTTAGAATATCTTTTTGTGAAATAGCTGTTAATGTCATCATTAGAAAAGCTATTAACATGATCAATTGTTTCTTCATATTTCTCCCGTAATTGTTGTATTTCTTTTTGTTTTCTGGCAACGCTTGTTTCTATACGAGCAATTGAATTGTTTAGTGAATCGATTTGTAAATTAAGCTTTACCCGTGTATTAGCGTTATCATCTATTACTGTATTTAAACTATCAATTTGATGTTGTAGTTTATAGTCTTGTATAGTATTAGGTACTTTTGGTCTATTTGATAAACTAATTACTAACGCCATTATTAATATAATACTTAATCCAGCTGATCCGTATAACCAATATTTTAAATATTTCTGCATATTAATCTTCTTGTAAAGCTCCAGATATTACTATAAATTCTTCAACAGCGGCTACTGATAGATCTCCGATTTTAATTGTGTCTTTCGCTGCCTCAATAAATTTTTCAACTGATTCAAATGCATTTTTTATGAATTCTATCACGTTAGAATCTGATAATAAAGCTTTAATTCCAGTGGCCCCTAGATATAACGCCATTGCAGCAATGTACATTACATTAGCCCATTCGTGAGACTTATCCCATGCTTTCTTCCATCCACTCTTACTAAAAAATCCATACCGTACAGCGAATATAGGAGTCATTATAGTGCCTACAATTTTTAAAATCCATTCATGTGCTTTATGACTCACACCGGCAATCCATTTTGCTGTAGATGATGTCCATGTCATACCTTCTAATATATGTAACATATGACTATCGACTGGTTGGGATTGCGTGCCATCCGAAGAAAATTTTGCACTGTGTTTACCAGCCTTTTTTTGTTTTTCAGCATCAGCTTTAACAGCTGCCGCTATCCTGTCGAATGCTATATCAATATTTTCATTTAATACTGCATCAGGATTTGGATAGAAACTGTACATATCATATATCGGAGTTTTTATATTAGGCGATTTAAACTCAGTACCTGACTTGTTAATAAACGTAACCATTTTATCTAATTTGTCAAATGTAGTTTTTTTAGCCAACGCTACAACATCTTGCTTTGAAGGTATTTTATTATTAGCCTTTGCGGATGCATGTATTAAAATTAAAATATCTATAATCTCTGCTTCTTTTAAAGATTCTGCAGATGGAAATTCTACATTACGTTTAACCCAATCAATTATATTTGCTATTAATTTTCCTATAGCCGGTGCGGCCAATATTGTCATTAATACGCCACCTTCAACAAGTAAACGCGTATTAGATTGATATGACTCTGTCTGTGTTTCCTCGCCGTCTATTTTTATTCCATTTTCGACATCGCCTTTTTCTAAAGCGCTGACATCTATATTTTCTGGGTCAGTTAAATATTGAGCATCTGGCAATTTACTTGCTAATTCTTGCGCTGCTTGTGCAATTAAATCTGCCATATCATCATCACTCATATCCTCTGTTAAATTAGGAGCTAAGATATTTTGAAATAGTGAAAATTGCTCTGTAGTCGTTATGTTTTTTACATACGATATGTATTCTTTAAATATACCACGTGTCTTTTGCTCGTCCGTTAACGTATGTTCTAGTTGAATAGACTGTTGATTTATAAGACAACGTTCCCATAGAACTTCAGACATTATATTCGCTAATTTAACTTTTGCCATTATTTTAGTTTTTTAATTTCTTCACGAATTATATTACGTATTAATCTACGAACTTCGTCAATTTGTAACTCAGTGTCTTTGTCTAATTCTAACAAAGCTGTGCTAAGCTCTTGTTCTAATTTACGTTTTTCAGCTGTCATCTTTTTAAGTTTATCAAACAATTTTGGTTTTTCATCACCAATAGCCTTTGCCCATTTCTGTGCAAGTTCTTGCATTTCAGCCGAATGCTTTTCTAACTTTTCAGCTGCTTTAGTTACTTTCCTTGGTGTTGCCATTTTCACCTTTTAAATTTGTTAATATATTGTTTTTTAACGATTGATAATCATTATCAAATTTTTCTAAAAATGCGGTTTGATCCCATTCTTCTAATCCACCTTCAGCATTTTGAACAAATTCAACTTTTAATGATTCGCGTAATATGGCAACTTCCTTATCAGCATCTGCCAACCAAGCTTCCGCATTAGCTAACATTATATTACGTGAATAATTTTCCCATGCCTCTTTACCTTGCATTCGTACTGCCGTCTCTTCTTTGATAACACAGTCAAAACATTTTTTACGTTTAAAATACATTTTAAAGTTTAACTGTTGTTCTTCATCTCGCATTTTTTTATTACAACATGGACATTTTTCTGGGACGGATAGAATTTGCCGGATTTGTTTTAAGACACTATTTAATGGCGTCTTAGTACGAAATCCTTCTTTTTGTTCTATTTTATATTCTACCCCTGTTTTCGGATCTTTTTCTATCCATATGTCCCCGACAGCACGTTTGCCATCAGATTTACTTTCATACCCAAATGACTTACGTGTTTGAGTACTATGTGTACCGGCTAACAATTCCTTGGTAGCTTTTAAATTTTGTAACTTGTTACTCATAAACTTACTATAGTTCTGATTTAATTTTCATTTTAATCATTCGCTTAGCAGTGTCATCTAACGGTAAGTTTGATAACATATCTATAACAAATGCTGTTTGATCTGATGCAGGCTTATTTTCCAATTGCTTTACCATCATTTTATATGCTTGAGTATCTTGCAATTTTTCGCCTTTAGCTGCTAAGCCTGCACTTACTTTTGTATCTGTAGTATCTGTACTTGCTCCTGCAGGTGGATTTCCAAATTCAAGTTCGTTGAGCTTACTTTCTGCAACCGGCGCATTCTCATATCCTTTCAATTGACGTGATACTTGACCACGTAACGAAGTTAATTCAGTAGCAGTAATACCAAAAGTTTTCATTAACGCAGCTAATAAATTTACCTTTTGTATTTTAGGTAATTTAGACAATCTTTCAGTGTCTACATCTCCTAAATATTTATCAAGCATACTACGACCTGAGCCTAGACTCGCGCGTGCCTGCGTACCTACGCTTTGTAGAAATCCGCCTGGCTGATATTCTTTAAGCATCTTTTGTACATGTTTACGTATTTCATTACGTAGTTCTTTTTCTGTTGCCATATATATTTCCTTTTTAATAAATATCTATCTAAACTGGGATTCTAGTCCTTTAACAATAAATCGGCCAGTTATTTTAAACGGCTCATTGGATATCTTAGGATCTCTAATTACAATACCTTCATGGTCTTTAACAGGGCCTAATGGAGAACTTAATGCCTCTAATACTGCATTACCTAATTCCATCGTTGCTAAATAAATAACAAAGCCGTTAATTACTTTTTCTACATCATCAGGATTGGCTACCATTTTAGCAGCATCAGCTCCTTGTGATAAGGCTAACAATACTTGTTTAGATTGTGCACCTACCGACTTTCCATCTGCCAATTTAACTGTTGTATCACGTTCATTTTTAGCAGTTGCTAACCATTGGCTTAAACTCTTTGATACTTTCTTTCCGTTAACAGTAATAGAATATTTCTTAGCAAGTTCTCCTGCAAAGTCTGGAGTCTTATCTAAAGTTGTCGGTACAGATCCTAATACTTCGAACCCGTATTCACTTGCAGTTGGGGCTAAATTGTTCAATAAATCTTGCATGGACTTCTTATTATAAGTTATCTCTTTAGTAGCACGACGCTTTGGTGTTACTTGTTCGATTTCTAATAATCCATGTATCGCTAAAAAGTTTTTATCATATGATAATACGTTAGTAGATCCTGCAACATATTCAATATTAAATAAAATGTTAGGATTGTTCCATAACCCTAATGTTTTAAGTTGAGTAGATATATCTGGTATTGCATCGTTAAAGATATCTAACACCTTACCACCAGTAACAATCATACCATGCCCGGCGCCAAAACGTGCTTCAAGATCAGCTTTAGTTACTCCTTGTACATCCAATGGCTTATTAGATCCTCTATCCATTACAAACTGACGGCGGCCATCGACATTAATTAAACGAATAGAAGCATTAACACCATCTATTTTAACAGATGCCGGACCTTTTTCTAAATAGTTAGCAGCTTGAACAAATACCTTTACAAGATCTTTGCCAGTCTTTACAGTTGATATATCAAATGGATGTGCCATATGTCCGCCGGCACCTCCTTCTATTAACATTGACTTATTAATAGACTCAGTTAAGTTTTTTTTAATCATATTATATACAGTAGGATTATACCAACCCATTATTGTTTTAAATGTGGTCGGGGTTGCATTTTTTAATGCAGTACGTAATTCAGTGCCAGACATTTCTCCATATCCAGGAACGCGCAATGATACATGCGGAGCTACAATTAAATAGCCATGGCTATCATAACCTTGCAGTTTATTTTTATTTGTGGCATATGGTTGAAAATAGGACGGATCTCCGCTTTTTTTAGGTATCATAGCAAATCTAGGATCATCTTCCATATCCTTCTGGCCTACCATAAATACTACTGCAGTTGTTGCTGGATCAAATTGATTTAGTAATTCAGTTGGAGTATATGGCTGTTTAGCTTGTACAAGATTTTTTATACCGTAATTAGTAATAATATTTTTTTTATCAGTAAATGAAAATGGAGATTTAGGAGGTTTAACTTTGTCGCTAGTTACAATATATGCATTTTCAGCGCCAAATTGATCTTGTAACCAATTAAAAGCTTTTGCATGGTGAGGTCCAAACGGTTGAAATCGTCCGGGGTATACTGCTATAATACGTTTAATAGCACTACCTTCTGTTATAACTGAAGCCATCCAGCTGCCTAAATTCATAATACTTTTCCCTTTTGAATAAATATTAGGAACTATTATAAACTAACCGTATATCCTATTACAATTGCAATCCTAACGCGGTTATGAATTCATATGGTGTTTCATATTGTACTCCATTGCAAGACATATCTGTTGTGACAAAGTTAATAAGACCGTTTGTAGTGTCAACTAAAAAGTTAACTGGTGAGGTTATTTCGTAAGAGTTAGGCAACTGGTCCGTGTCGAAAAATAATTCTTCACCTCTTAAAATAAATCCATTTGGTATTGTTTGTACGTCTAAAATCATAATACTTGTTCTATTATATATCCTAATCCATATCCTGAGTCGGCAGTGGCTAATGTTACTGTCCATATAAGGTACTGATCGACAGCCCAGTTTATAACAGTTAGTCCTTGAGTGTTAGTGACTTCATCAGTGTTAGCACTTACTCCGGATCCTAAATGAGTAGTAGCATTGCCTTGAGCAATATAAAAATCTCTTTTCATTTGCATATGCACTGCGTTACCTGTTAATGTAGCTAATGTGGTAGAACCCGCAACTGCACTTGAAGTATTAACCACTATATTAAGTGTAGCGTTAGCGCTTGTTAATAGTTTTCTAAATCTAAAGTATGTTCTAACTACATCACCTGCTACTAAAGTGTTAGCAGGTATAAGTTGAGAATAAACTATAGTTTGAGCAGTTACGCCAGTACCGATTGTAGAGCCGGATATTGCAGTACCATATCTTCCTGTTCTAGTACTTGTAACTATATTACCACCGCTATCTACTCCCAAACCAGCTACTGGGGTGCCGGTAAATGCCGATGGGCTATTATATGCTGGTAATGACATTTGCAGGCTATGCATACTCCAGTTAGCAACTTCTGCAGTACTGCCGGCATTTGTACCTTTTAAAATCCTAAGTCTATTCTGATGTAGATCGATCATTGATGCGGATGTGTAAGTTCCGCCAGGAGCATTAAATCCGACTTGCCCACCTTCATTTACCGTATCACGAGCTCCTAGGGTTAGTGTGTTTTCGTTTGGTCCTAAGCTTGCAGTGGCTACTGACAGAGAACCGGTTATTATAGCATTACCGTTGTATGGTAATAAGTTAGCTCCGCCGGCACTTGATAAAGCATATGAAGCTGTCACTGCTAATGATGCAGTTGCAGCATTAATTAGTAAACCATTTATTTGAGATATATTAGCCATAATTTATTCTTATATTTCGTACCAATCATTACTTGGTCTAAATTTAACTATCCAGTTCGTACTTGTTCCTGTATTTTGATAATAACAGTGTCCTAATACTCTCACATATCCTGATGTTGGTATGTCTGAACTCAGTACAGTGCCGCCTTCCCATATGTACAAAGGTGCTCCATAAGCCGGCGTTTTAATCATGCTAGAAGCTTCTAAGACTACATCTCCTTCTAATAAAACAACGTTAGTAGCTAAACAAATACCTAACATTTTAGTACTTGTAGCCGTTGTTTGGTTTACAGTTTTCCATGTCCCGTCAGTATCTAGATATAAAATAGTACCGGTAGTAGCACTTCCAGTAACACTTGCTTGAAGAGAATGTCCTGAGTAATTAAGTAATGTATCTGATAAGCTTTCACCTGTAGTACTGTTTCTTGTGTTTTGTTGTTTGTATATAGTAGATACTGTAAATAAATCATTAGAATAATCTAGTGCTGACTCCGCGGTACCTGGCGTGTAAAGTACTCTACCGTTCCAATCTGCGCTAGTATTTCCTGCTGCGTCATATAGGACTCTAGCTTCCCAATCTAAACTAGATATAGTTGAAGCATCTTGTAAATTTTTATTTATCCAATCTACAGAAACTATATCACCTCTATTTAATGTACCAGTTGAAGTTATACGAGGGGCATTAGTACCTGGAACTCCAACTTCAAATGAGCCTGTTATTACTAGACTTCCTGATATGATAGCACTTCCGGTGAATGGGAATGGGTTTGAAGCTACACTTGGAGCCCATGATGCACTTAATGCTTGAGTTGCATATGATGCTGTTCCTTGTAATGAGCCTGTAAAGCCACTTGTTGATGTTACAGAACCGTTTTGAAATAAAATACTACCTGATGTTGTTTCAATTGCTCTATAATTAGCAGCTGATGTTAGGGTAGGTTGAATATATAATCCTCTTGTTATACCATTTGCACCTCCTGATTGGCTTACAGCTTGAACAAGATATATACCCATATGTTCACGAGTACCACTTGTAGGATTAAATGTATTAGTAAGTCTAACACGTTCATCTGTTCCTGTTGTACCAGTATCTGTAGTGCCTGTCATTTGTAAACGACCTGTAGCTGTCACTAAGAATCTATTTACGGCTCCAGAGTCATATCCTTGTACTATATAATTGCCACCACCAGCTCCATTAGCTGTAATTGCTAGAGCTGTGTTTGTGGCTCCTGTGTTACCAATTCCAACAGTGCCACTTCCACTTACAAATAATATATTATTAGCTGATGGGGCATCTATTTTTAGTAAAGTTGAGTTAGATGACCCAGAAACATAAAGTCGAGCATTGTCTGTTGTTGATCCTATAAGGACATTACCACCAGTTGTAAATCTAAATCTTACTGCAAACGCAGAACTTGCTATATCTAAACCCGTTGCGCTACCATATAATAAATTTGAAGTACCCCACCGGATAGGGTAAGAATCTACCATTGCTATACTCCCAGTTCCAAGAGACAAGAGATGTGATGGTGATGCCGTTCCAACTCCTACACTTCCATCGTCCAATACTACTAATGAAGCACTTGCGTTTGTGTTTTCTACTCGAAATGCAGTTGTAGCTGAAGTAGCACCTGCTCCCTTAATATGTACTTTAGAGGAAGGAGATGAAGTACCTACCCCTAATCGTTCTGTACTTTGTACAAATGTAGACCATATACCTCCTGCTCCTGTAGCAAATATTTGGTCGCCCCATACTTCCATTGTAGAATTAGGATCGCCGGTAGCACCTACTCTAAGTCTTGCGCTAATACCTACTCTCCCAGAAACACTTAATGTAGAGGCGGGTGTTACAGTACCAATCCCAACATTACCACTACTACTTACAAACATTCTAATAGAACCGCTAGTTTCAAATGCTAATGATTGATTATCATTAGTACCTAATAAAGCAGTAGCGCCAAAACTATTTCCACCTTGTACAAATGCATTTGTACTTGCAGTATTGATGAATGAAGCTGTTAAGGCATTTGTAGCCCAACTTGCAGTGCCAAATAATGATCCTGTAAATGAAGTAGCTGTTAATGAACCTGTTAGTCCATAACTGCCTGTAAGTTGTTTTGTATTAATCCAAACACTACTACTATATACTAATAAATCACCACTTGTTAAAGACCCAGTATTTATTCTAACATTATGTAATTCATCTATTTCATAACCATTATCTACTTTAACAAATATTTTACCATTGTTAACATGAGCATAAACAACATATCCTATAGTTACAGTATGTTGTGGAGCTTGAGGCTTAACTTTTGTTATAGATCCTGATGTTGTTGGGGATAGGTATAGTGGGTCTCCATCTACCCAAGTTTCACCTTGTAAGGTTCCTGTGGTATCTATACCTCTAACTAATCCACTATTAGTGATAAAACCTTCTTCGTTTACATTAATATTTTCTGTTACTAATCCTAATGTGTCTACTGAGTTAGCATCATTATTAGCTTGAGCTAATACAATAGCTAATCGTTGTCCTTGTGCTCCACCTTCATCTACTCTACGTATGCGAACAGCTTTATACTCAGATTCTAATAAATTAGCCCCAGTTTTATTTACTACTCTAATAACCTGTTCTTGGCCTATTTGTAAAGTAACATTACCACCTTTTAATCCTAAATCTAAAGTACCATCTGTATCATTCCATACTAAACGACTAGCAGGTCCTGATCCTGAGAAATATATTGAATCTGTTAGATAAGTTGAACCTGTTAGTATTAATGAACCAGTTATAACAGCACTTCCGGTGAATGGAAATGTTGATCCGCCTCCACCGCCAGAACCTGTAAATTCTTTAACACTTCCACCTGAACCACTTCCGTAAAATAAACGGCCGTCAACAACGTTAATTGCAAATTCGCCTTGTGATAATGTACCAGGCACATTACCGGTAGTTCCACTATTTTTTATTATTATTGTAGCCATTTTATATAAATATTCACATTAAAAAGTACCCCCGTTAACATAAGAAGCTGTCGCAACTGATAGTGTAGATAAATCTATACTGTCATAGCTACCATCACCTTTATAAAGTATTAAAAACGTATTTGCAAGCAATGTAGATGCTACATAGAACGAACCAGTATTAATTGCGCCGCCGCCGAATGCGGATGACGCAGTATAAAATAATTGTCCAGTACTATTAGTAACTAGTACTCTATCAGCTCCAGCAAAAGTATTTAATCCTTGAAAAAATATTGATCCAGATAATTTACTTTGTGTAGTGCCCTTAAGGGTACGTAAATCGAATCCAGGCGAAACTATTCTAAGTTCATTATTGGTAGAACTAACACGTATATATGATGATGTGCTAGCCATGGCCTGAAATCCTATGCCGCCACTAACAAATTCATTTGATACATCACGTAATACAGATCCAGAATAAAATATAAATCCGGCGTTAGAGCCGGTGTCTATGCCAGTGTATCCTACTGATCTAATGAATCCAGAACTAACACCAGCCATTTCAATACCGCTGTTAGTTTGGTTACTTAAAAATATCGATCCGGTAATCAGATTATTAACGCCATCGATATATGTATTATCGCCATCAAATACAGATCCAAATGCAATACTTTCTAAATCAGCTTTATTACTACGATAATCGAAATATTGAAACTTAAACGTTAATGGAGTATTTAAATGTTCAGTTGGTATTCGTTTTGATAGTCTAGTATAGTTAGGAGAATATCCAGTTTCTTTGTCCGCTAATAATTGAATATCCGCGATTATAAACGATCCGCGGCGTGTAACAAATTTTATATCTAAAGGTCCGTTATCTTCTGCTTTAAATCTAAAAACTACATTACTATATGAACTAGGCGAATGCTTAATTTGATATGTACCAATACGTGTTCCTAACGGTCCGTTATCTCTAAAATTTCCAACCAATGTAGCATTTATATTCGGAACCGTAACAATTTCGCCTGCTTGTGTATATCGCAATTCATCTAAATAGGTAATACGTGACCCAGAAACATATACATCCAAACGAGCATTTGGTATATTCGTATCATTAGATGAATAATTACCTATCGTAGTATCATTTGCAATTCTAAATTTAACTAAATATTCAGTGTTTTTTGATACTTGCGGGCGATACTGTTCACGTATATTAAAAATGCATGCATCGCCTATACTAGCAATATATTGATTCGACGGACTCCAATTTGTCAATAATCGTGCGCCACCAATAATAGTATCATTATCATATGTCAATGTAAATGGACTTGACACGCTACCTAACGAACTTGTTGTCCAATACTGATCAATTTCTGCTAAATTATCAAAACGGCCATAGTTTTCATAATACGAACCTATAACTACATTTGTTTCCAACGAACCAGTATCAATTAATAAATCAGTCTGTTCTAAAATTGTATCGCCTAAATCAATAAAATCTCCAAAGAAACCACTAGGCTTATATAATGTTTTAATCTTATATACATCTCCAGTTGCCGGCTCAATATCTGATAAAATGATATCAGCAAAGCTAGCGGAGTTTTGAGTTAGTACTATCGCTGTTGGTTGTATAAAACTAGCAGTGAAATTTGCAGAAGCTTGTAACGATGTAATGTTATAATTAGTATATCCGCCGCCGCCGGTGCCGCCACCTAAGGCAATGGGTTGTAATCTCCGTACTATAATATTAAAAGGCCCATATGTATTATCTGATTGGGTTTTGAATCCATCAAATTGCGATACGAGAGCTTGTGTCGAATTAATAACATTAACAACAGCAAATTTTATAGATCCACTTAATTGACTAGTCGAGGTTGAATAACTAGCATTAGTTTCATTAATCTGTGAATTCGGATATATTAAATTTCCTTTGCCGCGCGTGAATGGCTGAATAGTTATAGATGGCTGTTTAACTACTATAACGCCGCCTTCCATTGCAGCAGTCAATGGAAACCCGGTTGTAGTAAGTAATGAATATCCGTTTAATGTATTTAACGGCGGTGATAAAGCTGTTGCTCCATTAGATAATGCCAATGTATTTTCAGTGGCAGTTAAATCATAAAACTGATTACCGAATGACGGTGTACCTGATGAACCAGCACCTTGCGGTGTAGTACTTCCTGGGCCTGTCGGTCCTCCTAAAGAATTATTAATTATACTGCCTATAACCTGCGAAGGTGCAGGTGATATTGTCATTGTAGCGCCTGATGCAGTTAACTGAGTAAAAACGTTATATACATTAGATGGCTGTTGGTATGCTTGTACAACTTCCGATACTACTAATGACGGATATTGAGTAAATATTATTTCTACGTCATTACGGTCATCCGGAGCAATAGTTATATTACGTGACCATAATACATTAGGACGTATACGATCTTCTACAGACGCTGATATCGTTTCGCCTGTTA